GACGTTCTACTATATCAGGCTATTTGGGATACTGAAAACGTAGAAGAAGCTAAGATTAAATTAGACATAGTTCTTCAAGAAGTTATTGAAAACACCTTTTGCACTGATTATCTCATTGCAATTGGGGGTCTAAATAATTGGAGAGAAGAGTTTTTTAAAGAATATAAAAGAAGTGCATCTAGGTTAGCATCTAAGAAAAATAGAGCTGAATATTTTGATGAGCTTAAAGAATGGTTTTGTAATCATCCTAATGCTGTAGTTGCTCACGGATTTGAGGCAGATGACTTAATTCGAATTTGGGCGGTAGAAGCAACTAGGGATAACGATCCATTTGTAGTGTGTACAATAGACAAAGATCTAGATTGTATTCCTGGTAAACATTTTAAACCAGGAAAAGATGAACATTATGAAGTAGATGAGGAATCAGCTGATATCCACTATTGGAAACAAATTCTAATGGGTGATGCAGTAGATAATATTCCTGGACTACCTAAAATCGGGCCAGTAAAGGCTTTAAAGATTTTAGAGGGCTGTGATAATAATAATAAAAGAAAGGCAGCAGTAATAAATGCTTACAAACAACAATATGGCGACCAGTGGAAACCTTATTTACTTGCCAATGGCAGGTTGATCCACATCTGGCGCTATATAAATGACCACTTCCAAATTAAAGAAGAAAGATAATGGGCACTGGGAATTTACTGAACAACTAGATCATGAAAATGCTTTTGGATTTATTTATTTAATTAAAGATAAAAAGAATGGTATGATGTATATTGGTAAAAAGATGTTTAAAGGGAATGGTAAACTTAATAAAGGCAAACCAAGCAATTGGAGAGTTTATACTAGTTCATCTAAAGACATCAATGCACTAATAGAAGAGAATGGCATAGACTCCTTTGAATTCCACGTATTAGAACAATATTATACTAGAGGAGGTTTAAGTTGGGCAGAAACATGGTCTCAATGTTTTGTAGAAGTTCCAACTAATAATCATATCTGGTATAATAGATTCATTGATAAAGTACAATGGCGCTCTTCTGAAACAGTATCTCTTAGACATCGTAAAAGATTAAATAAATTAGCAGGATTAAAATAATGAAATTAATTGGTTTTATACTTGGTTTTTGTTCAATGCTTGTAGTATTAACACAATCAGTTAACTTATTAACAGGTACAGAGCAATGGACTTCAGCAGACTTTTTATTAGTCTCTATAGCACTAAGTTTTGTATCAACAGCTTGTTTCGCAGCTAACAATGTAATAAATAAATAAAATGGGAAAAATAGTTGTAAAGGATCAACCTTGCCTAAGTGAAGACTGTGGTAGTAGTGATGCTAGACAGATATACGAGGATAGAACCTCATATTGTTTTTCATGTAGTGGTTGGTTTCCAGATCAAAGTAAGGATTCTCTAGTGACAACTAAGAAGGAAAATTATGGCACTGAAACATTAGAAGAAATTTCTAGTTACGCTATAAGAGGTTTTGCTGACCGCAAGATCACAAAGAAAATTGCAGAACACTTTAATATAAGGGTTACCGTAAATGAAAAAGGTGATGTGGATACACATTATTACCCATATGGTATTAATGAAATTACAGGATATAAGAAACGGATTCTCCCTAAAGACTTCACAGTTGTCGGAAAAATTAAAAGTCTTTTTGGACAAATGCAAGCGGGTAATGGGGGTAAACAGCTAGTAATTACTGAAGGTGAGATTGATGCATTAACTGTATCACAAGCTTGGTTCGATAAGTATGAAAAAATTTATCCAGTAGTTTCTATACCATCAGCAAGTCAAACTAGTATCTTATTAAGTAATAGAGATTGGTTACGTAGTTTTGATTCAGTAGTTATTTGGTTTGATAATGATGAGCCAGGAAAAGAAGCTGCTGATCGTGCTGCTAAGATTATTGGTTTTGACAAAGTTAAAATTGTTAAGAATACTAAGTTAAAAGATGCTAATGAGCTTTATTTAAAAGAAGGTCATATGGCAGTCTTATCTCAAGTTTGGGATGCTCAAGCTTGGAGTCCAGTTGGCATTGTTAACTCAGCGGATACTTGGGGTTTATATAAGGCTGAATCAGAGATTGATTATGTACCTTGGCCTGAATTTGCTGTAGATCTTAATAAAAAGATTTATGGTAGATGTCTAGGCTCTATTACTGTACTTTGCTCAGGTACTGGTATGGGTAAGAGTTCTTTTCTAAAAGAAGATCAGTACCATTTACTTCAAACAACAAATGAAAAGATTGGTATTTGCTCTTTAGAAGAAAGTGTTTCTGAGACAGTTGAAGGTATTATGGCTTTACACTTAAATAAGCGTATCCAATTACCTGATGTTGAAGTTACTGAGGATGAAGAAAAATCTGCTTGGGTTGAAACAATGGGTACTGGACGTATTATGTTTTTAGACCATCAAGGCTCAATGGGAGATGATTCTCTTATTGATAAAATGGAGTTCATGGCTTTAAGTGGATGTAAATTTATTTATCTTGATCACATCACTATTGCAGTATCAGATGCTGAAGATAATGATGTTAATCGGGCTACAGATAAACTTATGTCAGATCTATTAAAGTTAGCCAAGCGTCATGGGATATGGCTTGGGGTTGTTAGCCATTTAAGAAAAACAAACAATAACCAAAAATCTTTTGAAGAAGGTGCTGTACCTTCAGATGATGATTTAAAAGGTTCTGGTTCTCTAAAACAAATTGGTGCTCAACTAATTGCTATTAGTAGAAATAAACTTGAGGCAGACCCTGTGCAGAGACACACTAGTAAGCTTTGGGTATTAAAAGATAGATGGACTGGTAGGACTGGTCCAATGGGTCAATATAGATTTATTGAAGACACTGGTAGATTGATTAATGCAAGTAATAGTTTTGAGGATCTTACTATATGATGAGATATTCTGTATTTGCTTTTGATAACTCTAGTAAAAAATATAATGAGTATATCTATGAAAATAGTAAGGAATGTGAGGCAGCTCTTGAAAGTTTTACAGACTTTGATATTACTGCCTTTATATGTATTTCAGATGAGTCGATGGAGGGGATGATAGCAGAAGTTTTGTTACGCCCTGGTGCTTGCTTTAACGCTTAATAATAAAAATAATAATGAAATACTACGATATTGAAATTGATTTAGATAAAGATAAACTTTTAACAGATTATGCTTTTGACATGGTACTAGAGTTCTATGCAAAAGATAATGAAAAATCTCCACAAGAAGTTTATGCCAGAGCTTGTCGTGCATGGAGCACATTCAAAGGTCAAACAGATTTAGAGTTAGCTCAAAGACTGTATGACTATATATCAAACAAATGGTTTATGTTTGCCTCACCTGTATTATCGAATGCTCCCGATATTAAAGGTAAAGGTAAAGGAATGCCAATTTCTTGCTTTTTAACTTATGTTCCTGATACTGTCTCTGGTCTTATTGATCATAGTTCTGAAATTCGTTGGTTATCCGTCATGGGTGGAGGGGTCGGAGGTCATTGGTCTGACATCCGTAGTGTATCTGACATTGCTCCTGGACCTATACCTTTTTTAAGTACTATTGACGCTGACATGACTGCTTACCGACAAGGTAAGACAAGAAAAGGATCTTATGCTGCATATCTTGATATTGATCACCCTGATATTCTTGAATTTATCAGTATTAGGGTTCCCACAGGAGATAATAATCGTAAATGTCTTAACCTCCATAACGCTGTTAATATCACTGATAAGTTCATGGAGGCTGTCAAAGAAGGTAAACAATATGAGCTTATTGATCCAAAGAAAGGATCCACAGGCGAATTTCTTGATGCTCGAAAAGTATTTATCAAATTATTGGAAACTCGCTTTCGCACAGGGGAGCCTTACCTTAATTTTATTGATACAGTTAATGATGCATTACCAGTGGAGCTAAAATCTAAAGGATTGAAAGTTCATGGAAGTAATTTATGTAATGAAATTCATTTACCAACATCAGATGATCGTACAGCGGTATGTTGTTTAAGTTCTGTTAATCTAGAATACTATGATCAATGGAAACACACTAATATGGTTAAAGATCTAGTTACAATGCTAGATAATGTATTAGAATATTTTATTGAAAATGCCCCAGATAGTCTAAGCAGAGCAGTATATAGCGCTACACAAGAAAGATCAATTGGTGTTGGTGCAATGGGCTTTCATAATTTATTACAAAGTAGAATGATACCTTTTGAAAGTAATGATGCCTCTAAGCTAAATATTGAAATATTTGACTACATTAAAAGTGAGGCAAAAGAAGTATCTAATTCCCTGGCACACAGTCGTGGACCTGCGCCTGATATGTCGCCTTCAATGGTAAGACATTCACATCTACTAGCAATTGCGCCCAATGCTTCTTCTGGTATTTTATTAAGTACTTCTCCTAGTATCGAACCTAATAAAGCAAATGCATATACACATCGTACTCGTGCAGGGTCTTTCTTAGTTAAGAATAAATATCTTGAGAAATATTTAGATAAAATTAAACATAACACAAGTGAAATATGGGCTAATATTATCACTAATGGAGGTTCAGTACAACACCTACCATTTCTTGAAGATAATATAAAGGCTGTGTTTAAAACTAGTTTTGAATTAGATCAAAATTGGGTTATTAAACATGCTTCTGATAGACAAAAGTTTGTTTGTCAAGGTCAATCTGTTAATTTATTTTTCCCTGCAGGAGCAGAAAAGAAATATGTTAAAGATGCGCATATACTAGCTTGGGAATCTGGATTAAAAGGTTTATATTATCTACGTACAGAAGCTAAAGTACGTGCTGAAAATGTTTCCAAAGAAGTTGAAGAAAATAAATTGAAATATGATAAAACAACAATTATTTATGGTAAACCTAATTGTCCAAATTGTGAAATGGCTAAAGCTCTTTTAAATTCAAAGAGTATTGCATTTGACTATATTGATATTGTAGCTTTAGGTAAAACAGCGGCTGAAGTTACTGGTCGTGATGATGTTAGATCGTTACCACAAATTTATTTAGACGGAGAGTATATCGGTGGATTTGATAAACTATATGCTCATTTCCAAACACTAACAAACGCAGTAGAGGCAGAAGACAATGAATGCAAAGCTTGTGAAGGATAATATTCCTCTATCAACCCTAACAAATTTTAATAAGACTTATAAACCTTTCTTTCATGATTGGGCAGTAGACTTAACAAAGAAACATGAAGAAATTCATTGGACTGAAGATGAAGCTGATTTGTCTGAAGATGTATCAGATTGGAAACTAAAATTAAATGAGCAAGAAAAAGAGTTTATTACTCATATCTTAAGATTATTTACTCAAGGTGATGTGCAAGTAGGTCAAAACTATTATGACTACTTAATACCTAAATTTAAAAACAATGAAGTTCGGGTTATGCTAGGTTCATTTGCTGGCCGTGAAGGTACTCATCAAAGAGCATATGCATTACTAAACGATACACTAGGTTTACCTGATGAAGAGTATCACAAATTTCTAGATTATAAGGAAATGGCAGAAAAGATTGAGTTCATGCAAGCTAATGATACAGGGACTCATTCTGGGGTGGCATTAACTTTGGCTAAAGGTGTATTCAACGAAGGTGTTGCTTTGTTTGCTTCTTTTGTTATGCTACTTAATTTTCAACGTTTCGGTAAAATGAAAGGTATGGGAACTGTAGTAGAATGGTCTATTAGAGATGAAACATTACACGTAGAGGGTGGAGCGGCATTATTTCATAAGTATTGTGATGAACATCCACGAATTGTTAATGATGAATTTAAATCTAAAATCTATCAAATGGGTAAAGAAGCTGTTGAATTAGAAGATAGATTTATTGATCTTGCATTTACTAATAATACAATTGAAGGATTAACTAAAGAAGATGTACGAAATTATGTTAGGTTTATTTGTGATCGTCGCCTTACTCAACTTGGTTTAAATCCAGTATTCAAGGTAAAAGAAAATCCTTTAGCTTGGCTTGACTGGGTATTATCAGGTGTATCCCACGATAACTTCTTTGAAAAGCGTGTTACTGAATATAGTGTTAATGGTATGAATGGTAACTGGGACTGGTAATGACTCCATCAGATAAAATTAAACTTACAAATATGGTTGATCAAGGTGTTAATCATACTTTATCAGCATTAAGCGTAACGAATCCAGAAGAAATTATGAATCATTTTGAAAGAGTTTCTTTATCTATTGTAGAAGGATCTTCTTTTGAAGATTCAGAAGATCTTGTGAAATTCTTTGCAGTATATCTACAAAAGAAAGCGGATAAATTAGGTGTTAAACGTAGTTACGCAGATGAACAAAAATAATACCACAAATTGGCAGGAATTAGAACGTGAAGAAAAACAATTTAAAGATGAACGAAGCTCAAACTCAGATAGACACAAAAGACCTTATAAGCGAGAACGACAACAAGGAAGATGGTGGGACGAATACAGTTCCGAAGATGAAGATGACATTGACGGATCAAATTAAAGATTTTGTAGTTAATAGTACTGTTCATGTCTCTCAGTTTAGGTTAGTTATTGATGATATTAACAAGACAACTACAAAACTTGTTGATGATTTATGGGATACTGGTATTACATTTATTGTAAGTGGTTCTACAGATTTAGTTGCGTTAAATGAACTAAACAACAAAATTATTAATCGGTCAGGATCTATTGGTCGTTGGAAAGTAACAACTCCAGCAGATATTTATCTTGAACCCGCAGAGCTATTTATTTCAACTAAGGAATTATCAGATGAGCAAACTATTCGGTTGCCAGTTCAAAAGCTATTCAAGTGTATTTAATTCAAAGGCTAAGCCTAAAGCACCTCAAGAGCCAGAATCTCCAAATCCACCTCAGCCTGTAATTCCCGAAGATAACGAAGGAAATTACTACTGGTTTGGAAAGAACATTATGCGTAATGGCATTATGTATCTTATGGGTGAGGTAGAAGATGAATCTGTACAGCCTATTATTATGGCTATTATGGAATATAATCTTATGGCTAAGGAAGATCAACCAAGCAAATTAATTTTATTTATTAATAGTCCAGGTGGTTTTGTTTCTGCAGCTTATCATTTAATTGATACTATCAAACAATCTACTATTCCAGTAGCTACTATTGGTACTGGTGAAATTGCCTCGGCTGGAGTGATGCTATTAATGGCTGGATCTAAAGGTAATCGGTTTATTACTGAGAACTGTTCAGTAATGTCTCATCAATTCTCTCGTGGAGTAGTTGGTAAAGAACATGAAATAGCTGCTGCTTCAAAAGACTTTCAATTAGATTCAGCAAGAATGCTAACCCATTATCGTAAATGTACAGGTAAATCTGTAGCATATATTCGTAAACACTTACTACAACAATCAGATTGCTTTTTCTCCCCAGATGAAGCAGTTATACATGGTATTGTAGATGAGGTGATTAAAAATCCGTAACCCAAGCCCTGACTAGAAATAGTTGGGGCTATTTTATCAAGGATACTATGATAAGTGAAAAAGATATTGAAGATTGGTTGCATTATGAACTAAAGGAAGTAGAACAACAAATGGAAAAGAGTTATTGGCAATTCTCTAATTCATTATGTACTGATGAGGAACTTAAACATTCTTATAATAAAAGTCTTGGCCAAATCACACGTATTTTAAAGAGGTTAAATGATATCAATTCCAATCGAGAATTATAAACTACTACTTAAACTTTTAGATAGATTTAAAAATGAAAGTAAAACAGATGATATTAAAAATGATTTCGAGAATGGTTATGCCTGTGCTAGTCACTATGCTTATGAGGGTCTCTCTGAAGCATTAGACTCACTTCCTAAATTGAATAAAATTTGTGCATTATGCAGGAAGGATATGAGTAATGTCTAAATCAAACATGTTATCAATAGAAGCTAAGAAGATGCTTAGAGAATATAAAGTACTTGAAGGAGTAAAGGATTTTAAACCTAAAGTAAATTATCTAGGTAGAGAACATTTTTTTGCAGATAAAATTATAACTCTTGCCATAGGTAATATTAATAATACACGTAGAAGGAAAATAGAATCAAAAGGTGATAGATTTAGTTGGAGGGATACTTATAATCCATATCAATCTACAATGATGGATGTAAGAAGTTATATCATAAAGGAAATCACAAGTGAACATGAAAACTCTAGTAGCATTAGCAAATGATTTAATGGAAGAGATGCATGCAGTTGATACTATGGGTAATTTTTTTAGACCACCAACGTATCAGTTTTATGTAGTTTTACGTTTAATTAAATCAAGCAGTATAGTTCATGGGAACCATTCATTTGATTGGGACCAGATCAGATTGTTTCAGGATACATTGGATTTGTTAGAGGAAGGCCCACCTACAAGGCTTAGATACGAAGCAATGACTATGATGTTGAATAGGGAAGATGCCTAAACCTAAGAAGATAACGATTACTAAAACTACTTGTTTACCTGAATTAGTAGAACTAGTAAGAAGACGAAGATCACAAATGTTAGTACATTCGTGTATCTATTATGAGCTAAATGAAAGCATAATCTCTGATCATCAGTGGCAAGCATGGGCTGATGAATTACAAAAACTACAAGAAGAACACCCAAGTTGTTTAAGAATCGATTTTTACGATTGGGAATTTAGAGATTGGGATGGTGCTACTGGAGCACACCTACCACATAGAAACCCTTGGGTTTTCCAGAAAGCAAATTATATTTTAAATCTTTCGAGAGAAATAAATGATCACAATTCAAGAATTAGAAACTAAATTTCCTGTAGTATTAGAGATCCTTCGTATGTCAAGAGATTGGCATGCTAGAGAACAGAAAGCTTATGACTTTCATCCTGTAATTAAAGAGATCATGAAGACTCATGTGCCTGAAAATTATCGCTTGTTAGCACTTGAGTATCCTCATCAGTCTATTAAGGATGCTAGTAATGTTGCTTATACTCGTGATGAGCGTTCAGGTGAAAATGATCGTCAAACTGTAACTACCTTTGGTCGTTATATTCGTAGAATGTTTCCTAAACTAAAAGATCATGAGATACGTGACTATTCTACTAGATGTCGTAATGATACTTTTGAAATCTGGGAAGATTCAGATGGTATTGTTTTAAGTGTTCAGAAAGGTCCACGTTCTTGCATGACTTGGGATTCTGCCTATACACCTGGGCATGATGACTACTGTCCTGACTACTTACACCCATATCGTGTATATGCCCCTGAATTAGGTTGGAAAGCAGCGGTTAGGATTGACGCTGATTCTAAAGTAATTACTGGTCGTGCATTATTATGGCACTCATCTGATGATAAGGAAAAGTGTTTTGTTCGTACTTATAAACGAGGTACTGACTATAGCTATGCTGATGAGTCTTTAGAGTACTGGTTAAAAGAGACAGGTTATCAAAAGTATGATGAATGGCCTGATGGAACACCTTTAAAGCTATTTAACCATAATAATGAGTTCTTAGCTCCGTATATTGATGGAAATTATCAACGAGTAAGTAAGGTAAGTGGTCGTACTTATAAAGAAGTGTCTTATAGTTTAGCTATCCGTGAGGATGGTGACTTTGAATGCACTAATACTGATGGTAATCCTTGTAATAGTGCTGATTGTCATTGTAACTGTTGTGATGAGTACTATAACTCAGATGATATGAGGTCTGTATATGAAGATGATGATGTATGCTACGATTGTGCAGACAATTATTATGTGATGGCTTATGTAGATAATAGTCTTTACAAAGAGCGTATTCACGAGGATAATGTGATTAGCTTTGAAGGGGAATACTATCATATGGAGTATTTAGATCATCACGATTTAGTAGAGATACAAGATGGTGAATATGCCAAAGAAGAGGATACATATGAGACTAATAGTGACGATGTCCGTGTATTAAAAACTGATGTAGGTCCAGATAAAGATTGGATACTCTTGCATGATGGTATGGCATATCCAAGACATGAAGTGTATTGCTGTTATGCATCACTTACTTGGTATTTAGTAGATGATGCAGAGCCAGTAGAATTTAATGGTAAGACCTATCACCCTGAACATGTGCCAGTAACATTGGAAGAAACAGAATGACTACTCAGTTGATTGAAGACTTGGAATATGCATTATCCTTTAAGAGGCCACATGGTGGTACTGGGGTAACTGCCCTCTGCAACTATATTGTAGAAAGAGTTGGTGAGGGAGATCTATCCGTAGACTTTTGTGGCAATATCCACGTAGATATGAGAGATGACTCATCTAACGAGACTATGTTTACTGCTCACGTAGACACTGTACATCGTGAAGATGGATTAAATCTCTTTAAATATGAGGGTGATTATTTATTAGCTGATGGAGGAAAACCTCTAGGCGCTGATGATGGTGCAGGTGTTGCTATTCTACTTCATATGATTGATCACAGAGTACCTGGTTACTATGTGTTCTTTCAAGGTGAAGAAAAGGGTGGTATCGGTTCTAGCTGGCTTGCATTGAATGATCAAGAACTAGTTGAACAGTTTACTAGAGCAATTACATTCGATCGTAAAGGAACTCACAGTGTTATTACTCATCAAATGTGTGGTCGTACTTGTTCTGATGATTTTGCTTACGCATTATCTGATCAGCTTAACGATTTATGCGGTGATTTTATGTATGTTCCTGATGATACTGGCGTTTATACTGATACTGCTGAATTTTCTGGAATAATTCCTGAATGTACTAATATTAGTGTTGGCTATTATTCAGAGCATACTTCTAACGAGAAGCTAGATATGATTCATTTTAAAGATCTAGCAGACGCAGTATTAAAGCTTGAATGGGATAAATTACCAGTAGTTCGTGATCCAAGTTTACCAGATCCAGATGAGCTTGCGCCTACTTATTATACCTCATTTCCTACGTATAATAAAGATGCTTATGGCTATAGTAACTATGGAACCCCTTCTGCTGATTATGGTTTAGATAACGATGAAGATCCTGTAGGTCCAACAACATATACGGAAGAAGCTACTGCGTTGATTGATTGTTTAGCAGATGCTAAGTTTGGTTTAAAGACGGAGTTATTAAACTTAGTAGCTAACTTTATTCATCCTGAAAATCCAGATACTGCAATTAAATTCTTAAACAGAAATGCATTAACAGAGGAAGTTATTCTTGATGCAGAGGATATGATTCGTGTAGGTTATGAAGAGCATCAAGTAATTGAGTATTTGTTTGATATATTATACAAGGAGTAAACATGAAACTAGTTTATGATGATACAGGTCGTTGTGTAATGGAAGGAGATAAAGTTAAAACCTTCCGTGGTGATCTTTGTGAAATTGTTAGTTTCGTTAAACCACATAACTCTAGTTCTACTGGATTAGTATATGTAAAGAAAAATAATATGGTAAGCGGATTTTATCCATCAGTAGTAGGAGCAACTTGGATTGATTAAAATAGTAGATAAATTAATTCGAGAGCAAAATAAAATTGTTAAAAGATTTTTATTATTAAGTTTAATACAGATATCAGGAGAAGCAACACTTGAAAACGTAGAAGAATTAGCATTACTTAGAAAAAAGTTATACAAGGTAATTGAGAATGAACGCCAATAAAAATGTTAAATTAGAACACGTTATTATTGCATACAACCGTTTTAAACCAGAGAAAGATGGAACAGTTAAAGTACAACTTTTAAATAGAAATACAAGGCAAATACTTGCACAAATTTTTATAAAGAAGATTTTACTAGATAAAACATTTGAAGAACTTCAGGTATTTATGAGATTCAAATTCAAGAGAGAGTTTGGATTTATATTACCTAAAACATGGACATTTTTAGGAAACACAGTATGAAAGTAGTTTATACTCTTGAAGATTTATTTGGCTATCCAATTGGTGATGTAACTGAAGACCCTAATGATAATACATTTACTGCTTACCATTATGATTCAGATAGTATCTATGGACCATTTAAAACTAAAGAAGATGCAGAAGTATTTTTAAACAAGGTTGAATATGATCTCAGATGAAGAACATGCAAAAGTAGTTGAGTTAGTTTATGCTCATGATTACTATATTCATATTTTTAATACTGTAAGAAAGTATTATATTGATCGCAATATGAAGATGAATACTCCTTATTTCTGGAATGACTTTTGGATTGAATTGCCAGATAATGCATCAATCCGTAGAGCACCATTCTGGGACATCTGTAATTTAGCAGAACAGATTTATGACACTAACTGAAATATGTGAAAAGCACAAGAAAGAAATTCCTAATTTTTTAGAAAGATGGGATATGTCAGACGAATTATTTCAAGACCTTTATGAATACTATTTTGATGGTATACCTTATGGTATAAAGAAAGCTAGAACAGGTGATCCTGAAGAGTGGGTTGCTGAACGTTTCAATGATGATGTTTATTGTGAAATGGAGTTGAAGTTAGAATGAGCGATGTAGAAAAATACTATGATGCTATTCGTGCTAAATGGCCTGAGCCTTTACCTGATTGGCATAAGTTAGGAATCCAACGACAACAAATGGTAATCCAGTCCATTAATATCCTAATCCAAGCTTTACACATGAGGTAATATGAGTACAACTAAAGTTTATTTTAGAGATCTTACACATGATTATACTTTTAAATATGGAAGTTTATTCCTTGATTGTAAAATTGAGTATGAGCCAGGTGAAAAGGGTTCTCGAGAATATGGTACAGGCTTACAACTTGAACCAGACTATGATGCGGTAGCAGATGTAATCTCTGTTAGTCTTAAAGGGGTAGATGTTACAGATATCATTAGAGAAGATATTCTTGATGAAATTAGTGATGCATTTTTAAACCAAAAAGAGATTGACTGGGATTACGATTACGAGTAATGACTAAACACACCCTGACTGCTATCTTATATGATAAGAAGGGACGTGTACTTTCTGTAGGTCAAAATAATTATGTAAAAAGCCACCCTCTTATGGCAAAACATGCTGTGGGGGTTGGTGAACCATACAAAATATATTTACACGCAGAGGTACATGCTATTCTTAAATGTAAGGATTTAAACAAAGCTTACAGAATCTTTGTAGCTAGATACGGCAGACAGGGTGATCCATTAAATGCTAAACCTTGTCCGATATGTATGTCAGCTATTAAAGAGGCTGGTATTAAAATAATTGAACACACATGAAAACTTTTAAACTGTTAGACTGTATGAGAAGTGACTGTAAGTTTACGCTTACTGATACTGCTAGGACAGGTGGGTATTCTGCACCTATGTATGATAAAGAAGGAAATAATTTAGCAGTAGACTTAAGTGTAACTACAGGTAAGTTAAGCTGTTCTTCTTGTAATCGAGTATGGTCTTTTAAAGACACATATAATGACACTATTTATGAGGAAATAAAATGAGCGCCTGGTTGATCGGAGTAGTAGGTGTTGTATACACTGTAGTAGCAATCGATTTACTTATGAAGGGCAGTACAGGATTAGGTATTGCCTTTGTAGGTTATGCATTAGGTAACGTAGGATTATATATGGAAGCAGCAAAATGACTAGAGTAACTATTGATTTAGAACCTGAACAAATTGACTTAATAATTGTTGAAGAATTAAAGGCAAACTATAAGTTTATTAATACTCACAGTTCAAATAATAATGTTTTAGACAGAAGTATTTTACCTCACATACAAGCAATATTGGAATACTATATGACACCATCTGAAATAAATATTTGGAAAGCTGAAAATGAAGTGGATTTGTAGAACAAAAGGAAATCCTGATAAGATATTCAAGACTCGTAAAGAGGCTATTGAATGGGCTAAACTTAACTCAAATGGAATTTATATTGTATGGAAAAAGAAACCACAAGAATCGACCTTGAGCAAGACATCCTTGCATGTATGAATGTGATTGAGGATATTCGTAGAATAGATAACGAGAATGATCTTGAAGTATTAGCAAAATACTATGATTTAAAATTTAAACAATTATGGAATACATTTGAATGGCTAACTAATAGTGGAGATATTAAGTGAATGAACGTAAATTATTGGCTAATGTAATGAGGACACCAGACGGTACTGTACTACAATCCTGTCATGTGCATGATTACGTAGAACACACAGATGCTAATGGTAAGTTGTATATGGTGGATGGTGGTGTCCAGTACATTCGTAGAACATGGCATGATGAAGATAATGGAGAAGACTTGTCAGTTTATGATGATGATCCCCATGCTAAAATTCGTGATTGGCTTCGATGGGGTACTTATGGCAAAGAAGGTAAAGGACCACTCGTATGGGCAAAGCTAAAGCATTTATCAACGAATCATATTGAAAAGATTCTTGATGAAGGCTATGCTCGTCAACACCTAGTTAAAGTATTTAGGGATGAGTTAGAGTTTCGTAAGAGTAAACCTTTAGCTATTTTAGTTGTTAAACTAGATAATGAAGCTGTTTCATCTGATGGTATTCATGATCGGTTAAAGGGATTTTGTATTGGGCATGAAGGTAGACCAGACTTAGTAAATCGATGGATTACTACTAGTGTTGTAGTTGGGCAATTGTCTGATAGTACTTTTGAAACATTAAATACTATTTACAATTTAGTTTATCCAGAGGAGGTAAGTGTTGAATTCACAAAGCATAAACCTCTCAACTAATAAGTTTGAGATATGGATTAATACTAACGCTAGATATGGTTGGTTTGAAGATAAGATTGTTGGTGACGAAAATGGAGGCGGTCTTTGGTTTGATAAAGATATGCAACTAGAAGACTATGATGGTGTTTATTTCTTACCTACCGATGTAAGGAATCAGCTAATGAGAAACAACTATATTACACAGGAAATGTATGAAAATTCATCCTCATCATGATTTAATTATTGCCTATCTAGAAGATAAGCAAATTCAGTACTATAGCTTAGGTGAATGGGTTGATGTGCCTAGACTATCAGTAATGGGTGGTAATTTCCCTAGCTTTAATGAAAATGTAGAGTATAGAGAAACGCCTAAAAACAAAATTTATAGGTATAGTGTAATCCAGATTGGCAGAGCACCTATATTTAAAGTAGCTACTCATGGTGAAATAGAGAATCTTGAGTTAGAGTTTGATAGTACAGGTGATCTTATTAACGCAAAGGTTATATGAAAGTATTAATTGGAGAGTATCGAGATGATGACCTTGATCGAGAGATTGATGTCACAATTGACAACTATGATATCTGGAGTCTAGATCATACATTAGCCTATATTATTCATCCTGCTCTTCTTTTGCTTAAAGAAAAGAAACAGGGTAGTCCTAATATAGATGATGATGATGTTCCTGATTATCTTAAAAGTACAAGTGCCCCACCTAAAGAAAACGAGTGGGATACAGATGAAAATTGGTTTAAGAGATGGGACTGGATCATGGATGAAATGATCTGGTCATTTAAAACCAAAATTGACATTGATCATGATAAAGAGTTTTATTCAGGGACACATGATCTCCAGTTTATTAAATCAAAAGAATATCCTTTTTATTCTGAAATGGTAAGAGGACCAAACGATACCTTTAAGATAGATATGGAAGGTCTAGAAAAACACGAGGCTAGAATCCAAAATGGATTTAGGCTATTTGGAAAGTATTATCAAGCATTATGGGATTAAATATGAGTAAAGGATCTAGACCAAGGCCATTCAATGTAGCTCAAGAACAGTATGAAGCTAGATGGGACTTAATCTTTGGTCGTGATAAAGGCCAGAAAGAGCATGATAAAGAGTTTGATAAAGCTCAAGACGCTTTAGAAAGGAAAGCAGAGAATGCTAGGGAATTAGGATTAAATTATGAACAGGAGCAAATTAAATGAAAGATGTAGTATGGTTATTTAAAGGTTTATTTTTACACAATAGTATAAAATATACTCACTTTGAAGAAGTGTTTCGTACTCGTGAAGGTGCAGAAAACTTTAAAATGGAATATGATAATACATTAAAAGACCATAATATAGAATGGTCAACAATTGAGCTAAAAGAATTAGGTTAAGATGAAAGTTAAAGAGTTAATTGAACAACTCAGTAAGTTAGACCCCGAGGTAATAGTCGTTAAGGCTGGTTATGAGGGAGGGGTTACTGAGATCGCAGGAACTGGTCCATGCACAATTGCATTAGACATTAACAATGAGTGGTACTATGGTCCTCATGAATTAGTAACTCCTAACAATAGTTACCCATTTAATAAACAGGAAAAAGCAGTTTTTATTAGTTAAGGAACTAAAATGTTTAATTTCAAATCAGTTGTGTTGGTTGCTTTGTTAGTGGTTAGCACAGCTCAAGCAGCTGAGGAATACGCTAAAAGGGTTGTTGCGGTATACTGTAATGATACTCAACAGGTACTAGATAAAATTGGAGGAGTAGTAGAATTATCTTGGATTGATCAAGATGAGAATATCTGGGTTAGCTTTAGAGACACTAAAGGCGCATTAGCCTTGACTATTACCCCAAAAGACAATCGTAAACAAATGTGTATTGTCAGCTATGGTAAAGACCTTGCAGACAAAAGAAAATATCTCTAAGGCTGGCTTAAGTTACCAGGGGACGCTAAAGAGAAATAAGGATCAACTATTATGACTAGACGACTAATACTCGTCCTTCTTGGTTTAGTTCTTTTATTAACTGTTGCTCATCAGCATATAGTTATAAAGTCGTTACCAATAGTTCAGGATATAGACAACAGTGAAGTTGAGTGTCTAACTAGAAATATTTATCATGAAGCTAGGAATCAACCAATTAAAGGGCAAGAGGCTGTTGCTCATGTAACCCTGAATAGGCTTAAGTCAGGTAAACATGGGAGCAGTATCTGTGAAGTAGTTTATCAACCACATGCATTCTCGTGGACCCTAGATAAACTAAAGATACGAGGTAGACTCAAGGAAATAGAAGCTGAGAGTCTAGCTAAACAAATAGCATTTAATACATTAGTAGGGAATACCAAAGACCCAACCTATGGTGCTACACACTACCATGCTTCATATGTTAAACCATATTGGAGTAATAAATTGGAAAAGAAAGTAAAGATTTCTTCCCATATATTTTATGAATAAAGGCAGATAGGGGCCTATAACCCTATATTCCCCTCCAGGGTGCTCCTTAGCTACTGTCCTTCGGGATGGTGGTTAGGGGGTACTCTGGAGGGGTTTCTTTTTTTTTTTTTTTGCTAAAAACTACCAGGGGACGCTAAAGAGAGAATCCCATCCAAAAGGGGGATTTAGGGGGTTAATTATAATAATATTTAAATTATTATTGTTATTGTTGTTATTATTAAAATAATATTATAAAATATTTTTAAGGAGTACTTTAAAGAGTACTTTAAAATATTATTTTAGATGTTTCTGTAACATTTGTGTAGAGGTACTATTGGCTCCCGACCAATAGAGGGTACCTCCCGATGTGTATAGAAATCGCCAAAATTAAAGGAATTAAAATGGAATCAATCGTACAAGTGGCTATTGTTGTGTTAAGTACTGGTGCCTTCTGGACTTACCTGCATAACAAAGATAAGCAGCGCCAAGAGGCCCATGATAAACTTACTGAGCTTCTTATGTCAGAGGTGAAGAAGTTAGAGGGTAAAGTTGACAAACTGCTTAGAGATAAAGATGAGTTACTCACTATGATCTCTGATCTAAAGATCCAATTACACAGCAATAATATTGTTCCTGTTGTTAAGACTTCTGCTAAACCAGTGGCTAGACGCAACTCAAAGAACCCAATGCAAGGAAAATAAACTATGTCAGACACTGATGAAAAAGTGTCTTCACCTGATCCCACGAGTAAAGACTATAAAGCTAGAACTACTTATGGTCAGCGTGGAGGCTTGCGACCTGGACAAGGACGTCCAAAGGGAACTACCACTATATACTCTAAGGAGTCTGTTAAGAAGCTTCAGACACTGGGATTTGATCCTATTGAGAAGCTAGTGGAGCACTACTACACTGTACAGGATAAGGTTACGGACATGGAAGAAGGCAAGACAAGGTTCTCTGCTGTTGCTATGGCTAATCTATTGAACATACAAACTAATGTGATGAACACGTTAATGCGCTATGGTTACAGACAGGTTCCTGAGAAGACCGAACAAGTGATTGAGGACAAAAAGCCTCTTAAAATTGTGTTTACAAACGAATAACAAAGTATACAAATTAATTAAATATTAGTTTTTTAGTAATAAAGTATACATTTTTAAGGATAAGCTATGAGAGTCCAAGCATCTGCTGAATACAGCATAAAGAAGTACCAAGAACAATACAATGCACTCAAGGAAGCTTCTGATAAAGTATTCCGAGAAGGCCTCCAAGCTAGAATGGAGATAGCAGAGTTCTATCGAAAACTTGAAGAGATTAATGCAAAGAATAAAAAAGGTGTCTTAACTAAGGATAGTGTAGACTTATACGTTTAAATGTCAAATGAAATTAAATTACACAGAGGTCAGTCAGAAGTATTAAAGTATTTATTCTCTGAGAAGGGCGGCACAAGATATGCTGCTACAGTAGCCTCACGAGGCTTTGGTAAGAGTTACCTTGCTAGTGTTGCCGCTACAATGGCTGTGCATGAGCTGCTAGAGATGGATGAAGATGTTCCTAATAAGAATGTGTCTATCATCTGCCCTACATATCAACAGTCATTAGATATTTATTGGCCACTATTAGCCTATAACTTAGGTCTAGAGGATTATGCTGAAAAGTCTTCCCAGACAGCTGGAACATTCTGGTTTCCAAATAATGTTAAGCTTAAGTTATGGTCTTATGAAGCATCTGAACGGATGCGAGGATCAGGTCAATACTTTGTTGTTGGGGATGAGGTCTCTGACTGGACAGGTCAACCAGGACTTAAAGAGTCTTGGGAGTCTATCATTCAACCTGCTATGACTACACGTTGGGCAGGTAATCATAAGGCTCTCATTATTGGTACTCCTAAAGGTATGAACTACTTTTATGACATGACTAACTTTGAGACAATGGATAATCGTTGGAAAACCTTTAGATATACTTACAGAGACTCTCCCTTTTTATCTGTACAAGAGATCGAGAGGACTAAGCGTCTGATTGATCCTATGAAGTTTGCCCGAGAGTATGAGTGTTCATTTGAAGACTCTGGTGCTAAAGTATTCTACATGTTTGACCGTAGAACCCATGTTACTGCTGATCTCCCTTACTTCAATGTAGAGACAGCAAACAAAGAAGATGTGCATGTAGCTATCGACTTTAACATTGGTATTATGGCTGCAGTAGTATTTGCTGTTAGAGCTGGCCAAATACATATCTTAGAGGACATGCAGAATGTACTCGATACCGAACAATTAGCTAAGAAGCTTAAGACACAATTTAAAGACAAGGGACACAGGATATTTGCTTATCCAGACCCTGCAGGACGTGCTAGAAAGACTAGTGCTGTTGCTGGAGCCACTGATTTCTCTATCTTAGAGAGCTATGGCATTGTCTGTAGAGCGCATAGAGCTGCTCCTCCTATTGTAGACTCTGTAGCTGCTGTTAATCGTAAGTTTAAGAATGCTAATGGTGATATAGACATGTATATTCATCCACGAGCAGAACACACAATTCGATCCCTTGAAAGAACTGTATGGGTTGAGAACAATCCAAACACAGCACAAATATCTAAGTCTGAAAATGTAGAACATTGGACAGATGCACTAAGATATGCTGTTGAATACTTATTCCCTGTTCGTTCAGGAACTAAGACAGTTACTAAAGGTTTTATGTTTTAAAGGAACTATATGTTTACACCTCAATTTTATATTAACTCTTTTCAGAGCCTTAAGCATGACTTTACTAACAAGGTCATCACTGATACTACCCTAAATAAAGTAGCTAATGACTTTATTGATGCTCAAACAGCTTGGGCTAACATGGTAGTAAATAATACAACAACTATTACAAAATATTGTTTTGATAAACAATCAGATATCATGTATCCCCAAAAGGAGAAAAAATAAATTTAAATAGGCGAGGTAGCTCAGTTAGAAGAGCGCTGGGTTCATACCCCAGAGGTCGGAGGTGCGATCCCTTCCTTCGCAACCAAACCTTCTGATAGCCAAGTGATTAAGTTCATGAGGTATTCAGCATGATCCCACCTTAGGGCTGTTGTCGCTACAGTAAAAGGCGTCATAGAGTGGTATAATTCAATCGGTAGAATCGAGGATTTAATTGCTTCGGAATGTGAGTTCGACTCCCACTATCACTCTTCTTTTAAAGGATTTAAATGTTTATATTAAACTATATACCTACTTGGCTATTGTTTATTACCCTAATGGTAGGGTTGTTTGGATGGCTAATAAAAGAATTTGAAACTTACAGACCTATTGCTGTAGGATTAATCTTTGCATCTTTATTTTTAATAGGCTATAAAACTGCTGATAAAGTATGGCAAGATAGAGTTACTGAATTAGAAAAGAAAGTAGCTGAGTTAGCTGCTAAGAAAGAAATAGTTAATACTAAAATAGTAACAAAAGTATTAACAAAAGAAAAGATTGTTAAAGAGGCTGCTGAGGTGCAGATTCAATATGTTGATCGTGAGATCGTTAAGTACAATGATCAATGTAAGATTCCTCCAGAGGTTATAACTATACATAATAAGGCAGTTACACAATGAAATATCTATTAGCTATTCTATTGTTAACGATATCAGGATGCTCTACTACAGTACCCGTTGTAGCTAAGTTCCCAGAGGTACCTAGTCAGCTAACTGTAGCATGTGCTAAGTTAAAAGAGGCTGATTCTAAGCCTGAGCTATCAGAACTTACTAAGACTATTCTACATAACTATGCTGAATACCATATATGCGCTATTCGATTAGATGCTTGGAATGAGTGGTATACCGAACAAAAGAAACTTTTTGAGGCACTTAAATGAATCTATCACTAGACCAACTTAAACAGCTTATTCCAAAGAACAAGCATGTTACATACTGGCATAATGCCTTAGAACAATTACTACCTGACTATGGTATTGATAATGAGAGACGTATAGCAGCATTTGTTGCTCAATGTGCTCATGAGTCAGGTGAGTTCACAATGATTAAAGAAAATCTCAACTATCGTTGGGAGACACTCCGTAAGATATTCCCTAAGTATTTCCCTACAGATGAGCTTGCTAAACAGTTCGCTCAGAAGCCTGAAGCTATTGCTAATAAGGTTTATGCTAATCGTATGGGTAATGGAGATGAGGCTTCAGGAGATGGATATAGGTACTCTGGTAGAGGCCTAATACAGTTAACAGGTAAAGATAATTATTTTTGGTTTGCTGAGTCTATTGGTATTTCCGCAGAGGAAGCTAGTGAGTATATGGGTACCTTTGAAGGTGCTGCACAGAGTGCTTGCTGGTTCTGGGAGACTAATAACTTAAATAAATGGGCAGATCAAGGCGATATAGAGACATTAACAAGAAAAATTAACGGAGGTACCATAGGTATCGAGGACCGTAAAAAGCACTATGCACATGCACTCCATGTACTAGGTGTGTAAATGTCTACTCTTCTTCTTACCTTAATGTTAGCAGGAATCGATCCTAAAGCTCCCGTCTGTGTACGATGGACATGGGTAGGTCCCGTTTATAATCGTAAGGTTAGTTGTTTAGAATGGAGAAACAACGACCAATCGAATAAAGGGAAAAGAAAATGATTGATCCAATGACGGCCCTAGCGGGGATACAAACCGCTATATCAATGGTTAAGAAAGCTAGTAAAGTAGCCAATGACCTAGGCTCTCTTGCGCCTATGATAGGCAAGATGTTTGATGCTAAGAGCACAGCTACTAAGGCTTTAATTCAAGCTAAGAAAAGTGGCAAGGGTTCCAATATGGGGACTGCCTTACAGATTGAGATGGCTTTAGAACAAGCTAGAGCGTTTGAAGAAGAATTAAAAATGTTGTTTATGACAACAGGTAAGATAGATGTATGGAATAAGATTAAAGCTCGTCAGGAAGAGATGGATGCTGATGATGCCCAAGAGTTAAGACTCTTTAATGCTAGTGAACGTAAGCGTAAGCAAAAAGAAGAAGAGCTAAACGAACTAGCTATTATTTTAAGTGTAGTTTCCTTTGTTTTATTTATAATGGTTATTGGTGGTTACGAGCTAATGCAGTATTGCCAAACAGGTAATAGGTGCGGAAGATGAACGAGTATCAAAAGACCTTTGATCTTTGTTTAAAGATATTTTGTTATGGTTCAATAGCATTATACTTATTAGGCTTTCTTAAATTCTTGCCTGATGATCTTTCAGATAGAATTGTTAATGGCTTAATTAATAAGTACCTACCCTTCTAAGGAGTATTATGACAGAAGAAACTAAACCATTGAGTAGAAGCGAAAAAGAAGCTTTATTAAAAGATAAGGCTGGATGGGTTATTACAGTGCTTGCTGCATTGCTTGCTATTAACACCTTAATGGGTGGATCTAATAGTTCTAAAGTACTCAACAACACAATTGATGCTAATAACACATGGTCATTTTATCAATCTAAAGATATTAAGAGTCGCCTAGCTGAGATCTCTCAAGAGAATGCATTAGCTAAGGGTAACACTAAGAAAGCTGCAGAGCTTCAAAAGAAAATAGATAGATATGAGTCAGAACCTTCTACAGGTGAAGGTAAGAAAGAACTTATGGCTAAAGCTCGTAAGCTAGAGGCTGAAAGAACAGTAGCTAAACAGCGTTCACCGTTTTATACATACGCTGGATCATTATTCCAGATTGCTATTGTATTGCTTACTGCTTCTATATTAGCAGTTAATAGAAGATTATTCCAAGCAAGTATTGGAGTAGGTGCTGTAGCAGCATTCTTAATGTCACAAGCTATATGGCTATGGCTACCCCTAACAATTTAAGGATTTCTTATGGCAGAAGAAGCTAAGGTTGAAGAACCTAAGAAAGAAGAAGAAAGTTGGATGCAAAAGAAATGGCGTCCACTAATGGCTATGATGTATATGTGTGTATGCGCATGTGACTTTATTATATTCCCTATTGGATTTACTATTGTACAATTTTGGGAAGTAGCTATTCAGAATGATGCGTTTAGACAGTGGGCTCCATTAACCCTTCAGGGCGGTGGTTTGTTTCATATGGCTATGGGTGCTGTATTAGGTATTACTGCCTGGTCTAGAGGTCAAGAGAAAATAGCAGGAGTATCATCAGGTCCACAACCTATGGGTATGTCCATGGGTAATCAGCAACCACAACAGTATGGACAAAGTTATCCCGCAGTACAACAACAACGTACAGTTACTGAGACTACTGTAACCACAGGTTATGGGGGTAAACTAGCACCTCCTCACCCAGAACATCCCCTTATCTAAAGGATACAAATGAATAAGTTTATACTATTATTTGCCTTTATGTTTATAGTTCCTACAGTTCATTCTGCAGAACAAACAACAAAAAAGGTTTGTAAAGAGACTAAAGACCCTAAGACTGGAAAGTCTAAGGAAGTATGTAAAGAAATTAAAACACATAAAAAGCTAGAAGGTACAGAAGTACCTACTAAGAAATAAGGGGATATTATGATAACAGCATTAATTTGCATTGCCGTAGGTATTGTTATTGGTTGGCATGTTCCGCAACCATCATGGGCAATCACAATACAAGACAAGCTAGTATCTAAGTTCAAGAAGTAAGGACTAACCATATATGAATAAACCCCGTAGAGTTCCACGTAAACAAGCTCAAGTTACACATATTGAGGATTATCAATCTAATGTTAAAGTTATTAAGGCTCCAAGGCCATTTCATGTTCAACCAAAAAATGACAAGCAAGATAATTTGCTTACTGCAATTCGCCACTATCCTATCACTGTCACTATTGGTTGCGCTGGTACAGGTAAAACTTATTGCTCCTCATCTATGGTAGCCTCTCTGTTTTTAACAGGGAAGTACGATAAAATAATTTTAAGCAGAGCTAACGTAGCTACGGGAAAATCTTTAGGACATTTTCCAGGGACCATCGCTGATAAGATGGCTCCTTGGTTAATGCCTATTACTAGTGTTTTAGAGAAGTCTTTTGGATTAGGCTTCTATCAATACCTAGTAAATAAAGGTTCAATCGAGATCCAACCACTAGAAACTATTCGTGGTCGATCTTATGAAAACTCACTTGTCATTGTAGACGAGTGTCAGAATTTAACATTTGAAGAGTTAAAGGCAATTACAACACGCCTTGGGGAGAACTCTAAAATGGTCCTCTGTGGCGATCCTGCCCAGAGTGATATTAATAGTGGTAAGGACATACTTAAATTTGTCCACCTATGTAAAAAACATAACATTGACATTCCTATCATCGAGTTTGGTGTAGACGATATTGTTCGTTCAGACATCGTTGCTAGAATTGTTAGGATGCTTATGGAGGAGAATCTTTAAATGGCAAACCTAACAACGACCCCATCAAAGGCTAAGACAAAAAGCCTTGGGGA